TCAATTGGTCCGTAGAATTCTCCGGTACGGGCCAGATCGTTACGGTGGGTGTGATCTGCCTATCCACAAAGAACTGAGTGGGCCGTCCCTGCTGATCTTTTTCCGGCAGTGCCAGATAGTCGCTGCGTCCTATGCGGTTCATGGCCAAATCAGAGCCTGACCGGCGTATCACGACATCCAAAATATCAATCGTGTTCTGGACATCCTCCAGACTAGGATCCGCAGAAATTGTCGTACTGGCACTGCTGCTGGAACCAGTGATCGTCTCTCCCGCAGTGAAAGCGCCACTGGGAACAGTCAAAGTCACCGTAGTACCGCTGGGCTTTGTTATGATCTTGGCCGTAACAGAACTTGTTGCCCCCGTAATCGTCTCGCCAACACTGAGACTTGCGGAAGCGCCAACCGTCGCCGTAATGGTCCCGACTGGATAAGCGTCAATCGCAGACGTGGACGACAATTGTGCCACGGTCTGCGTTACCTGCCTCACGGTCCAGAGATTTATCCCCCTGTTGGCCCAATCAGCCAGCATCAAGTTCAAGGATCGACGCGCCGTGGCTGCGTCGTAGCCCGTGCGAAGCTCCAGGCCGCAACGTTCGAACGCCTCTTCGATGATCTCGGCTACGTCAAGATTAAAGTTAGCTGATCCGGAAACGGCCATTATTGTCCGCCTTGAAGAGGATCATCTAGACTAAAAACACCCCTAAAAGATGTGTCAGGTTGTACGTCTAAATCTTCATCCGGGATGCCATAATTTACCTCTCCCGGATAAGCTTGGTTTTTACTCAACGACAACCCAAGTTGCTGTGCGACTTGGCCAGCTTTTTGGGCAAAGTCCGTCGCTTGGGTGCCTTCTTCATCCGTCAAACCTTTAACAAAGCTATTCATTGCTAAAGGTGCAGTTATACCGTACCCCAAAGGACCAAAAGGAGTTGTGAGTGCTGATATACCAAGAGATTTGGCGGTACTTTTTCCATAGTCAATTGCGGCATCAAGCGCACTTGTTTCGCCCTCATTGCTTTGATCCGGCGTTGCCAGCGAGACCTGACCACTATAATCAACAGCGGAGCCCGGAGGCCCAGGCTCCTCCCCAGGATAGTCTGGGGCACTAACCCCCTGGCCTTCATTAAAATACTGCACAGGACCGCCAGCGTTAAGGTAATCAGAGGCGAGGATAGGACCGCCTTCTGCGAAGAGACGCGGTGCGAAAAAGCCGGTTAAGTTATTTTGGTTAAAAAAGCTTTGTCGAGCTTGCGGCCCAGTGATTGGGTTTCTAAGGGCATCTTGAACGGCAAAATTTATCTCCGTATCAGACGGATTAATCAAATTTTGCGCTCTAGCAGCTTTTTCAGAAGCAAAAGCACTTGGTGGAACGGCGTTACGAACAGCATCATTGTTAAGAATTGCGGTTACTTGCTGGTCAGTTAAATTAGAAAGAGTGTCGGGTGTTAGTGCAGCAGCGTCTGCCGGTGTAATGTCCGTGCTTCCGCCAAGAAAGGATGCTGTCGGATCTGGCGTCGCGTCTCGCCCTTGCGTTATTGCTAGTGAAGGGGGGAGACGCCCCTTAAACCCTTCGGTCAGTCCCGCCTCGGCTAGCGATGCTTCAAAGGCCGCATTTTGTGCGTCCTGAACACTTTGAGCAACGTCTGCTTCTGTGTGTCCAAAGCTAACTGCATCTGAGGTGGAAGTGTTGCCAGTGCTTCCTCCATTATAAAAATACTGCACGGGACCGCCCGCGTTCAGGTATTCAGAGGCCAGGATGGGTCCGCCGTTGGCTGCTTGCCGTTCTCCTAGTGGACCAGGAGGAAGCGGACTAAATCGATCCGGATGAATCGAAGGAAATGAGTAAGGAGGACTCCGAAATCGCTCCGGAAGGCTCATGTCGTAATCAAGTTCTGTTGGACCCTCAACAGACTCTCCCGGCCACGGAGCGATTTCAGGGGGTGGGTTTTCTCCTTCCCAAGGAGGAACATAAGGTTTCCCTTCTTGGGGGAGGGGCCATCGCCGTTGGACCTCTAGCTCATATTTCAATTTATGAGTAGGCATGTTCCCAAATTCGTTATAAAACTCTTCCGGGGTCCAACTTCCTCCCTCAACGAGAAATTTCATAAGCTCGGTTAAGATTTCGGATCTAAGAGCTTTCTCTGCTTCTCCACCGTCTTCATATCTTGGCAAAGAATCAGAAGCCAGGATGGGGCCTCCGTCAGCAGCCGTAGCTATAGGTTGTTGACTGATATCTGGAACAGACGGAAACAACTGAGTGAACACTGATTGCGAACCAAGATTAGGACTAATGTTAGGAATAGAGGTGCCTGTTGCAGGCGGCGTTGAGGGAGTTGCTAGAATCGGTTGAAGTGGAGAACCGATATTAGGAACATTAGGAAGGCCCCCCGCTGTACCTGGAACACTCGTCTGTGCCAAAAGATTACTGCTACCGAAATTAGGAGCGCCAACACTAGAAACAAAACTTGGTACAGCAACAGGCGTGACAGGATTGGGCAGCGTAGCTTGTGCCGGTACCGCAGAACCTGCTATAGGCGTAGAACCTGCTATGGGCGTAGCACTAATTGGAGCGGGAGGGGGTCGAGCAGCCGCTGCCGCAGCGGCAGCGGCTTGTGTATTTCGTCTCACGGCACCTGCAATCTCCCCCGGAAGAAATCGTCCTGCCGGAAGATTAGGTTGAGGGCCCGTTCCTACTTGAAACGTGTTACCGGAACTGGAAGCATCTCTTTCCGAATCTGGAAGAGAGTACTTTTGGTCTCCTGCTCGTATGATACCTAAGTTGGGATCATTTCCATAGAAGTTAGGCATTAACCCTCTCCAAATATCGACCTATAAAGGGTCTAATACTCTTTTATCATCCGGAACACCACGTTGTAGGTGTCTCCAACCGCTCCAGCGCCCGTAGTGGTAAAAAGGATATCTCCATTAGCACCGGAACCAAGGGAACTGGTAATGCCCCCAATGTCAGAGTAGTCAAGATATCCTGGGCCATCCGCAGCTAATTGCATTATACAAACGTCGGCAGTTGCATCGGATTCAACCAGGACACTCATTCCAACAGTTGTCCACCACACTTCAGCAATACGAACGCCGGTACAAGTTGTACCCTCACTATTTGTTGCCAAATCAGAAACATTGACTTTGGTAACTGCGTCCTCATTGTCACCATCAACATATTGATAGGTGAAACTCATAACAGCCTGACGATTACCGTCTACGATAGTAGTTGATGTAACAATATCTGCCATCTAAAGCTCCTTTAAAAAGATGGGGGTTTCCCCCCATCTAATTATTCGTAGATAAGCCGACTAATGGCTTGCCAGTGTACTTTCAGAGCCTTGGCTGATCCAGCACCTGTCTCCACGCCAATGTATGGAATGAAATCTACATCATCGGTCAAGGCAGCAGTTTTATCGGTTCCCGTGGTCACCGCTGTTCCGCCAGTACTGCCTGATGTAGACGTAACATTGTACTGAATACCGTTGACATAAATAGCCGCTTTTCGATTGCTATCGATTTCAACCTTCAGATGATACTGAGTATCCGCTGCTACAGTGATGGGTAGCGCACTAATATAATCCGTGCCGCCAATACTGTGTACAAAGTGCAATAAAGTGAAGTCCGTAAAGGCTTCACTATTAGTAGCATCTGTTTGAAACTTGAAATACGCCTGATCAGCGTCTGTGACGATCAATTGATCATTGGTTAGTTTCAAGCCAGCCCAAAGTTTGATGTCAGCAATGGACGCTGCCGTGGTAACGGTGCATTCCCAAGTAACTTGGTTTTCAGTGCCCCAAGGAACTGCCGTCCAAGACGATTGATTGGTATCAAGATGAGGAGCAATGATGGCCTGATTTTGGTCCGTTCCTCCTGTGGTGATGATAATACCTGCGCGGGTAGTATCAAAGGTGCACAATGCAGTTGTCATGCTTGTGCCAAGAACTTCGAAGTCCTTGTTTGCAACTTTTTCAGCAAGACGAATAGCCGTATTTGCAGCAGCGGTAGCGTCTGCGTCTGAAAAGGCAGTATTCACAACAGCATTGAGTGCAGGACGCCGCTTCCAGTACTCCTCAAGGTAGTAGCGTCTTACATCCTTGTTTGCAGAAGAGTGTACGGAAGAATCCGTTACAATGCCCGTGCTCGAATTCTTGTTGGCTATAACAAAGCCATTTTCCGAACGAACGGGACCAGAAAAAGTGGTGTTAGCCATGTGGCCACCTCCTTACAAAGGTTTTGCTCTAGAGTCTTGGTAAGCGTCCGCTGGGCCAGTCGCTAGAGCTATTAATCCCAGAAGCCAAACTATACGCAAAAAGAAAGGGCGGCACAAGGCCGCCCTCTCCAACAATACCGGGAAACTAAGCTCCCGCTGTACCAAATACGCAACGCCAGTCAGAAACACCGAAAGAGTAACGCTCACGAGCTTTGTAACGCATATTGCCCGTATCGAAATCTCCTTCCATCGCAGTGCGAAGAGGTGTCCGCTGGAACAGCTTGAAGCCGTTTGGCGCATCCGTCTTAACAAAGTAGGCATCTGTGTCGGTGAGGAAGTGGTTGACCACGGCCCCATCCGGCAGCATACCCATGGACTTCATTGCATTGACGTCGTTATCCGCCGTGCCCGGACGAAGATTGCTGTTGAGCACACGCTCGGCAACAAATTGAAGCTCTTTCGGGATCATCAATTTCATGCCACGAACAGCAATTTTAAGTCCACGCTCATCGGTCAGACCAGCAATATCAATCAGCATCTGCTCCAGCGAGGTCTCATTGAGATCCGCCGCAGTAGAAAGCTGGTTGCGCTGATTGCCGCTGATAGCGGGATGTGCAGAACTACACAACGCAGCCCCGTCACCAACAGGGAAGCTAGTCGAAAAAGCATTGTTAAGAATGCTAGCAGCCTTGACCTGTTTGGTCTGAGACATCGAACGTGCCAGGGCACGAGTATAACGTGCCGCGAGACGGTCATAAAGATTGTCCTCGACAGCTTCTTCCGTGATGGAGAAAGCTAGGGCAATCGTCTCATGGGTGTAACGTGCAGTGTAGGTTTCTTGTGCGTCATCAAATGTGATGGCGGCACCTTCTGCCTTGACCGGAGCCGTAGAGAAGCCTGCAAGCATGACCTCTTCCTCAAAAGCTCTATCCGAACTCTCCTCATCGAAGATCTCGGAATGCTCTCTTTCATACCGGTCGTATTCAAGCCCAAACAACGCATTGAGGCCGGGTTCAAGCTCTTTCGCAAGTTGTGCGCGAGTAATAGCCATTTTCTATACCC